TGTCAACCTTAGGATTCAAGCGTAGGACATTGCGATAAATACTATTATGCCAAAGTTATCCTTATACCGCCCAAATAAACAGAATGATTATCGTTTCTTTGATAGAACAATATCCGAAGAATTGCGTGTCGGTGGCACGGATTTATACATTCACAAGTATTTAGGTCCCACAGATCAAGGTCCTAGTATTGATTATACTCAACCCCAATATGAAACAATGAGTCCGTTAAATATTCAGGATTTATTATTCCTAGAGAATAGAGATAGAACATATGACCCAAACATTTATCGTTTACGTGGTCACTATAATGTTCAAAACTTAGACTTTGATTTAAGTCAGTTTGGTTTATTCTTAAACAACGATATTATCTTTATCAATGTTCATTATAATGATATGATTGATATTGTTGGAAGGAAACTAATGGTAGGAGATGTATTAGAATTACCTCACTTATTAGATTATAATCCATTAAAAGAAACTATACCAGTAGCATTAAAACGCTTTTATAGTATTACCGATGCTAACTTTTCTAGTGAAGGATTTAGTCAAACTTGGTATCCGCATATGTGGCGTATTAAATGTGAACCATTAGTTGATAGTGAAGAATTTAGTCAGATATTAGCAGAGCCGATTAACCAAGATAATTATTTAGGATTATGGGATAAAGATAAAACATATCCACCGGGTTATGTTATCACATATGGTGATAAGAATTATATTAGTAAAATAGAAGTACCACCTGGAATATATCCTCCAGATCCAACATATTGGGAGTTAGATACGGCCTCAAATCTTAAAGATATTCTTGCTACTTATAACACGAATATTGCAATCAATAATGCGGCACTACAAGAAGCCGAACGACTCGTACCTAAATCAGGTTATGATAGAAACAATTTATATGTTGTGCCTACATACGGTGAATTTGAAACTAATACTGAATTGTCAGGTAAATACAATCAACCTGCACCACCTATAAATGTTGTGGTTCCTAACCCAGGTCCACCGGTTGCTACTGTTGAAATGGTACAGTCTTCATTGTATAGAACTGCTAGTCCTGTACTAAGAATTTCGGCAGCATCGGCACAGGCTATTTGGGACATGACCGTTGATGGTGGTGTAGTTGCACCTGGATCAACACTTTCATTAACAACTACATCACTTTTACCTACATTGACTGACTCTGGTTCAGGCCCGGTGTCTGGCTATACTGTACTAACTGTTGATAGTATTGGTTACAATATCACAGGTCCATATGGTACTGCTGATAATACATATGCGACTGCTGACCAGAATCCAGAAGCTCCAAACTTTACTGGCACTGAACCATACGGTCCTAACACAATGGACTATCGTGCTGACTGTGATCCTAGATTCCAGTTCATTGCACGTAGTAGCCCACGTACATTTGGTTATACAACTGGATACTTAGCCGGTGACGGAAATGCGCCTAACGGCTTCCCAACAGGTGCAGGTATTGCATTCCCGCAAAACCCAAAAGTAGGAGATTACTTCTTACGCATAGATTATTTACCTCAACTATTGTATCGTTGGGATGGTCGTCTTTGGGTAAGAATATCACAGAACGTAAGAACACAAACTGGATTCACAGAACAAGATTTGTCACAACAATCAAGCTTCATAAATAACAGTAATGTAACAGTATTAACAGACGGTGCTACTACTACACAGAAACAGGGATTAAGTACAATACTTACAATCGCCCCGGATTCTATACCACCAATACCTTAAAGAACATAAATGGCACAATTTTTCTATGACAATCAGATACGCAGATTCTTAATACAATTTGCAAAAATTTTCAGTTCTTGGCAAGTGACTAAAGGTAAAGATCCTGCTGGCAATGAGATACTTGTTCGTGTACCTATTATGTATGGTGATTCAAGTCGTCAAGCAAGTACAATCATTGCTAACAACAGTGCAAGTAACTTACCAAGTGCACCGTTGATTACCTATTATATTAGTGGATTAGAATACGATCAAAAACGTACACAAGATCCTACATTTATTGATAAGATGCAGGTTCGTCAACGTAGCTATAACGCTGATACTCAAAGCTATGAACAAGTGCAAGGTCAAGCATTTACCATTGAACGATTAATGCCTGTACCCTACACATTACGTATCAGTGTCGATTTCTGGACCACTAATTATCAACAAAAATTAGAACTAGTAGAACAATTAGGAACATTGTTTAACCCTTCATTAGAAATACAAAGTACTGATAACTTTATTGATTGGACTAGCTTAAGCGTTGTATATCAAGATGGTATAACATTTACCAGTCGTAGTATTCCGCAGGGAACCGGTAATCCTATCGATGTATTAAGTTGGAAATTCTATATGCCAATATGGTTAAGTAACGCGGCAAAACTTAAAAAGATGGGCGTTATCGAAAAAGTTATTGCAAGTATCTTTAAAGGTCAAGCATTAGAAGATATGCAAGACGATGATTTATTGTTAGGTACTCGTCAAAAAATTACACCTTATGGTTATAAATTGTTATTGATTGGAAATAGACTTCAACTACTACCAGCAGATGAAGCATTTTATCCAAGTAATGAAAGTTTAGATTACCCTCCTCCACCCAATACAAGTTTATATTGGAGTAGTTTATTAAACGTATACGGTACAATAAGACCCGGTATTAGTCAGATATGGTTACAAAATCCATTTATGACTACTGACATTGTTGGTACTATTGTTCCTGACCCAACAGATGATAGATTACTAATATACGATATTGATCCTGACACCCTGCCCCAAAACACATTGGATCCTGTAGACAGCGTGATTAATCCATTAGTCACCGGACCAAACGCAGGACTGCCAGGACCAATTAACGGACGTAGATACCTTATTGTTGAAGATATAGGTAGTCCAGGTAATACTACTATTGCTTGGGGAGCATTGATTGCAAATGCAAATGACATTATTGAGTTTGATGCAACATCAGGTGAATGGTTTGTGTCATTCGATAGTCAGTCAGCTACCACTGTAGAATACGTAACCAATCTTACTACTGATTTGCAATATAGATTTGATTATATCAACAACGTTTGGATGAAATCATACGAGGGTTGGTATAACCAAGGGGATTATTCTATCGTCATCTAATACTGTGATAAATCATAGTATGAACAATATTTCCGCAGGTATCTTTTTCTATTCTGAAAATACAAAACGTTTCCTATACCTGTTACGTAATGACAATAAGAATCCAGGTAACTGGGGCATACCCGGCGGTAAAATAGAAACTGGTGAAACATTACTTGAAGGTCTACAGCGTGAATGTATGGAAGAAGTAAATTACTTTCCCGAACACGCTAAACTTGTACCCATTCAGAAGTTTGTTAATAATACATTCACTTATCATACATTCTTTTGTAAAGTATCAGAAGAATTTACACCTGTATTGAATGATGAACATTGTGGTTATGCTTGGGTAGGTAATAAACAATATCCCAAACCATTACATCCTGGATTGTTTAACACAGTAAACTTTGATGTTGTTCAAAAAAAATTAAATGCACTTACAAAAAAAGAGACCTAAGTCTCTTTTTTTATTTTAGCAGTTTTGCTATCGTATCAAATCCTAGCGATCCTATTACAACACCTGCTCCCATCATCATCCAGCGCCATTTTTCAAGCGCAGAGATTTTGTCAGACATAGACTTATGAGCACCGGCACTAGCATCTTTCATTTCTTTGAGAAGCTGATGTGTATCTTCGTTGTTCTTCGCCATACTAATATTAACATCTTTGATATCAGCTTTGATTTCGCTGATATCATTTGTGATGTTTTGTACCTGCACTTGAAGCACTGCGATGTCCGTTTCAGTCTTTGGCATTTTAATAGTTTTCGCTACCATCATGATTAAGCATTAGCAATCGTAACGATTGGGTTAGGCTGACCGTCATATGTATTAGCGGCGTATGCAGTGTTGAATGTAGCGATAACATCAGGGTTAACACTATTAACAACAGCAGTACCTGTACCAGTACCAGTTGCTGTAGCAATGAATGAAACACCTGTCATATTAGATGCCGCACCACATACTGACCAATCCGTTGTACCACTAGAGTAAATTGTATACAATGTACCTACACTTAATGAACCGGCTGCAACTTGTGCTGGGAACACTTCAGTATTGTAATCATTAACACTTGAAACATATGCTGTAGCAGAGGCTGC